TCTATGTCTTCCTGGTCTTTTACGAGGTTTTGGTCTAGGTGTAAAATGTAAAAAACTTTGTCTAGCCATTAATCAAAGTCAATTGTTTTAGCTGATGCTGCTGTTGTGTCACCTGTAAATTCTTCTGTTGTAGCTACAATAGGAGCTGATGCACCACCAAAAGCTAAAGCTGATGTTTGAATTCCTAATCCACCTAGTCTATATCTCGCTGTTGCCATTGATGGTCTTGTTGACCAACTTGTTCCATCATAACCTTCAGTTGCCGCTGTTAATGAATTACCTCCAAAAACTAGTCCTGCTGTATTACTAGCTCCAGCTCCTGCTAAAGCATGTCTTGCTAAAATTAAATTTCCACCATTAGTCCAATTTGTTCCATCGTATTCTTCTGTAGCATTTGAATTACCTGAACCATCTATATAAGCACCTGCACCAAAAGCTGAAGTTTGTATTCCACCACTACCCATTAAACGTCTTCCAGTGTTCATATTGTTTCCTGATGTCCAACTTGATCCATTATATTCTTCTGTTGCAGTAGACATTGCATTAGGTGGAAGTTGACCTCCAAAAGCTAGACCTGCTGTTTGTATTCCAGCATTACCTGTTTGATCTCTAGTAGTATTTAAATCGTCTCCTTCAGTCCATGATGAACCATTATATTCTTCTGAATTATTTACTTTTGCAGAAGGTGTACTACCTCCAAAAGCTAATCCAGCAGTTTGTGTTCCAGCTCCTGCTAAATTAAATCTTGCTGTGTTTAAATTACCTTGTTCCGACCAACTTGATCCATTATATTCTTCGGTTTCATTTCTTTCTGTACCAGGTCCTGTTTCTCCACCAAATCCTAAACCTGCTGTTTGTGTTCCACAACCTGTTAAATTATTTCTAGCAGTATTTAAATTTCCTCCAGATGCCCATGCTGCTGCTGTTGTTGTAAGTATTGAAAAATTCCATTCTTCTACAGCGTTTGAATCTCCTGGTTGTAATTCACCACCAATAGCTAAACTAGCTGTGTTACTTGCATCAGCTCCATTTAATTCTTGTCGTCCTGTTGCCATGTCTCCTGATTGTGTCCAAGTTGTTCCATCATATACAGCAGCATCAACTTCTGCGTCTGCTGCAGGAGATGCTCCACCAAAAACTAAAGCTGCAGTCTGAGTTCCAGAAGCACCATGTTTTGATAATGCTTGAGGCATAGCCGTTCCTGTTGTCCAATTTGTTCCGTCATATAAATAAGTTGTTGTGACTCTATCAGGAGTATCTCCACCTGTAAAAATTCCAGCTGTTAAAGTTCCTGATCCTCGAGTTCCATCATTACTTGTAGGAGCATTAGTAACTTCTGACCATGACGAACCATTATATTCTTCTGTTTTATTTGTTCTAGAAGTTCCTATTACTCCAAAAGCTGATACCGCTGCAGTTTGTAAACCTGCTGCATGTGAATCAGATCTACTACTATTCATATTATCACCTTCAGTCCAACTTGATCCATCCCACTCTTCTGATTGATTAGTTCTATTACTGGCTGCAGGAGATCCAATTACACCCCCACAAACTAAACCTGCTGTAGAAGTTCCAACACCATCAAATGAATGTTTAGCATCATTCATTGATGCTAGAGCAAGCCAACCAGATCCATTATATTCAAATGCTGTAGCTACTATTGGTGAACCTCCAGCAGAAATAGCTGCTGTTTGAGTTCCAAAACCTGCAGTTAATCTTTTAGCAGCGGGAAGAAGTGTTCCTGATGACCATGTACCTGTAGCGATATGTGATGCCATGGTAAAACCAGAAGAGTTATAAAAAATTTCTCCTTCTTTCGCCCTATCGCCTGACGTATCAGCTGATAAATATTTTACCTTCAAGCCTTTTAGTTCTTGGTAAGTTGACATTTTTTAATTCCTTTAGGGGATTGTTATAAAACCAGGCTTTGAACCAATTCTTGCAACTTTATCATCTGCTGATTCACCTTCAACATTGTTATTGTCCCAAGCTGTTCTAGCTAAATCATCTGACGCTTTTATTAAAGCCTGTAATTCTGCTTTAGTTTTTTCAGTGCCACCTTTTTCAGCTAACCATGTTGCCCCTTTTTCATTATATCCTATAACCCAACAATCAAGATAACTAGATCCATCATGACCTGTATATCCTCTCAAGAAAAAATTTCTTCTGTCTTCTGCAGTAAAAAATCCTTTACCTGTATTGTTTGCTGTACCATATAAAAATAGTGCCATATTTCTCCTTAACTATCTGTTATTGTTTTTAAATTAATTCCTGTTGTTTCACCTGTAAATTCTTCTGATGCAGCACGTCTTGGTGCTGGTGGTCCACCTGATGCCATTAAAGCTGCTGTATTTGTTCCTGATCCTTGTGATCTACCACCTGCTATTGCCATAGATGGTCTTGTTGACCAGTTAGTTCCATCATAACCAAAAGTAGCTGTAGTATAACTTGGATAACCACCTGCGAAAACTAGTCCTGCAGTTTGCGTTCCACAACCTGCTCCATAAGTTCCTGATCCCCCTAAATAATTATTTACTTCACTCCAGGCTGTACCATTATATTCTTCAACGTTAGCAACCTTTGCTGGTCCATCATCTCCTGTTGCAGCAAGTCCTGCAGTCTGAGTTCCAAAACCAACAAGAGCATATCTTGCAGTTCCTAAATTTCCACCAGTTGTCCAAGAACTTCCATCGTATTCTTCAGTAGCATTTCTAACTGGTGTGTATCCACCAAACCCTAACCCAGCTGTTTGTGTTCCACATCCTGCTAAAACAGCTCTACCAACACTTAAATTTCCACTTTCTGACCAATTAGTTCCATCATATTCAACTGTTTCTGTTAAATTAGGTGCACCTCCAAAACATAATCCTGCAGCTTGTGTACCAGCACCTGCTGCATAATCTTGAGCAACTGCTAAATTATTTCCCTCTGACCATGATGTACCATCATAAGATTCTGATCCAGTAGGAGTTGCTCCAGGAGTATGTCCCCCAAGCATCATAGATGCTGTTTGTATTCCTAAACAAGCTACATTCATTCTTCCTTCAACAACATTTCCACCACTCGCCCAAGCACCAGCAGTAATAGTTGCAGCTGTTACATTAAATTCTTCTGTTATAGCTGTATCTGATGGTGTTGCCCCACCTGATTTTATAGCATTTGTATTTGTAGTGGCTGCAGTATTTCCAAAATCTCTAACACTAGCTGATAAATCAGCAGTTTCACTAAAAGATGTTCCATTAAAGGATTCTGTATTTGCAACTAAAGAATCAGCTTGTGTAATACCTCCATAAACTAATGCAGATGTTGTTGTACCTCCACCACCTAAACCACTTCTTGCAGTATTAACATTACTAATCTCACTCCAAGATGTTCCATTATATTGTTCTACATTTGATGTAGTTGCAGGATCAAAATTTTTACCACTTACTGCTAATAAAGCTGTAACAGTATTTCCTGCAGCACCTGAAAGTTTTCTAGCTGTACTTAAATCACCTCCTGCTGTCCAAGATGTGCCGTCATATTCTTCTGTATCTACAGTAGAACTTGCTCCTGGAGGTTGTCCACCCCAAAAAGCAGCAGAAGTTTGAATTCCAGATCCATCTAAATTTCTTCTAGCAGTAGATAATGTATTTTGTGCTGTCCAAGAACTTCCATCATACTCTTCTACGTTATTTTGATTTGCTGAACCAGTCCATCCACCAGCTTTTAGACCAGCTGTTTGTGTTCCTGTTCCAGAAGTTAAATTTGAACCAGTATTTAAAGCACCTCCAGATGACCATCCTACACCATTATATTCTTCTGTAGTAGTTGCTGCTGGTGGTCCACCAAAAACTAAATGAGCAGATTTATCTCCAGCACCACCCATATTTGCTCTAGCTGTTAACATAGATGAACTACTTACCCACGCAGCACTTGCTACAGCTACTTTGTATTCTTTACTTGTATCACTATAAAATATTTGTCCTTCTGAGGAATCACCATCTGATAAATCAGTTGTAAAAGTTTTAATTTTTTTACCACGTATAGTTTTATAATCTGTCATGATACATCCACTGATCTTGTTGTTGCTTCAGATGAAAATTCTTCTGTTGTTGCTACAGCTGAACCAGCGTTACCACCAAAAACTATTGCAGAAGAAGTGCTTGATCCTCCACCACCTACACTGTCTCTAGCAGTGCTCATATTTGGTTTTGCTGACCAACTAGTTCCATTCCATGCTTCAGTTGATGCTGTCAAACCAGTTGAAGCATAACCTGCAAATCCTAAACCATCACTTCCTGGACTATTATTTGAAGAAGCTAATCGTCTTCTTGCAACACTTACATCTGCTATTTCTGTCCATGATGATCCATCATATTCTTCTACATTTGCTTTAGTTCCTGGACCACCTGCTGCATATAAACCAGCTGTTTGTGTTCCAAATCCCGCTGTATAAGTTCTTGCAGTGTTCATTGATCCACCTCCTGTCCAGTTAGTGCCATCATATTTTAACGTTGCTGCATCAGCAGTCGTTGGAATACCTGAACCACCCACAGCAATTACTGCTGATGTTTGTGTTCCAATACCACCTACTGATCCTACTCCTCTTGCAGCTGGTAAATTATTACCACTACTCCAAGAAGTACCATTATATTCTTCTGTTGAATTTTGATAAACAGTAGGAGTGCTTAAACCTCCAGCTGTTAAACCTGCAGTCTGTGTACCAACACAACAAGAAAATCTAGCAGTTCCATTATTTAAAGTTCCACCAGAAGACCATGAAGATCCATTATATTCATTTGTATCAGTTTTATTATCTGGAGGTCCAAAACCACCCCAACTTAATGCTGCTGTTTGAATTCCACAGCCTCCATGAACTGTTACTACAGCTGGTAAATTTCCACCACTAGCCCAAGCAGTTATTTCTGGTGTAACTTTTATTTGTTTAGCTGAAGAATTATACCAGATTTGTCCCTCTTTAATATTAGCAGGATCACCTGCTACAGATTTTATACTGTAACCTTTTACTTGTCTGTAAGTTGTCAATCAACTCTCCTATTAATCGTTTTTAAATAACCAACCTTGAGTAGAGTCAGTAAATACTAAAGTAAATGCTGCTCTTTCTGTTGATACTGTTAAATCGTCTGTAGATCCAAATATTTTTTCTGAACCATTAGCTGCCACTGTTAATGCATTTGAGTCAAACGTTCCAGCATAATCAACTATAGATACTTCGTCTCCAATAGTTCCTGCTGGTAAAGTAATTGTAAATGCAGAAGAAGTTGTATTACAAAATACTCCTTGTCCAGCTGCTGCTGTAAAATTTCCTGTTTTAACTGCTTGCCAAGAAGTGCCACCACCAACATAAGTTTTAATTCTAGACGCTGCTACTTTTCTATTAGTTCCACCTGCTGCATCATCTACTATAAATAAATCAGCATCTGCTAAATCAGCACCAATATCTGTTCCACCATCAATATCTAATGCTGTTAAAGGAGTTGTTCCTGCACTTATACTTGCACCAGATAAAACTGGTGTTTGTGAAAATGTTACTACACCATTTGACGCTATTGCTATTGCATCTGTATCACTTGCAGATCCAATATTACCAGCATCAGCTATTACTACTCCTGCACCAGATGTGATAGCACCTGTTGTTGTAATAGTATCTATATAAGCATCTTTCCATCTTACACTACTAGAACCTAAATCAACATCACTATCAGCTTGTGGTCCAAAAATATTATCACCTAAATAAACTTGTTCTACGTTTGCAGCATAAAAATGTATTTCATCAGCTGTTTCAAAATCTATTTTAGTCTGATCATCTTCACCAATTTTAATATCTGTTGCAAGTAAAGATGTAATTGTTGTTTGGGCAGCACCCAAAGCAAAATCTAAAGTATTATCTCCATCTTGATAAGTAACTGTAATACCTGTTTCAGTATTAGAACTAACCATTGCACCAACAGTATCTGAAATTGTTTCAGCTAAAGTTGCACCATCTATTGTAATTGCATCTGCTTCTAATGTACCATCTATATCTACATCACCAGATATATCTAATTCTGTTGCTATAATTTTATTATTAAATGTAGCAGCTCCAGCTTCACTTCCATCAAGTGTAAGCATAGTAATATCAGAACTATTATCAGTTCCTTTAAATATAATATCTGAATCATTTGCTGCTGCATCAATTGTAATATCACCTGATGAAGTTGTAAGATTAACTGCTGAATCACCAGCTGTTAAATCATCTGCTGCCGAAGATACACCACTTGTAAAATATGTTTTAAATGTTGCAGCACTAGTCATTCTCATTGTACCACCATCATTGTGAAGAATACCATCTGCATCTGCAACTGCTGTAGTACCTCTTGCAGTATCACCATCTATTAAATTAATTTCTGCTGCTGTTGATGTTACTGCTGTGCTTCCTAATGTAAATTGTCCATCAGGTACAATAAGTCCTGCTGCTCCACCTAATATTAAATCATCTGCTGATGTATCCCACAACATGTATGCACTTGCTGTGTCTCCAAATAATTTTACATCATATCCTTGATCATCTACTCCAACTGTAAGTGTTGCATCTAATTGTACAGCACCATCTATATCAACAGCATCTAAATTTGTTGTGCCATCTATGTCAGCATTGCCTGATATATCTAAAGTTGTAGCATCAAGTTCTCCAGCTACTGTTAATACACCATCAGCTACAGTCATTAGATCTGTATCATCAGTATGTCCTATTGTTGTTCCATTAATTAAAACATTATCAATATCTAATGATCCACCACTAATTAATCCTGTAGTTGTAATTGTAGATGATCCTGTATCAATAGTTCCAAACCCTGAAGTAATTGAACCTGAGTCTAATGCACCTACTGTTGTTGCGGCAGTTGTAACAAGGTTAGGCATCGCTGTAATTTCATCATCAAAGTATGCAGCTAAATCTGTAACTGCAACTTGTTTCATTGTACCACTATCATTTAATACAACCCTATCTGCATCAGCTACTGTTGTTGATGTTGCAGATGTATCACCATCAACTATATTTAATTCTGCTGCAGTTGAGGCAATAGCTGTACCATTATAATTAATAGCATCAACATATGCTGTACCATCTACATATAAATCTTTAAACTCAAGAGAGGAAGTTCCTAAGTCTATATCATTATCTGTAATAGGTACAATAGCACCATCTTGTATTCTTAATTGTTGTGTTGCAGAAGATGATACTTCTACATAAAATTCTAAATGATTATTTGTTGAATCAATTAATACTTTGTTATTACTATCAGCATCTCTAAGAGTACCAATAGGTCCACCTTCACCCGCAGTACCATCATGCGTGTGTCCTGTTGTTGCGTGAAATGCAGCTAATACTTGGTTAAACTCATCATTAGAATGAGCTTACTAGTGGAACACCTGATGCATCATATAGTGCTTGACCATATTTAGCTGCTCCATATGTTCCTGCACCACCTACACTAGGTAATGCTATCTTTGCTGGTTGAGGAGTATTCTGATCATCATAATCATATCTAAGAGCTAAGTTTGCATCAATAGTTGTTCCTTCACCTTCATAATTTAAATTAACTCTTTGCATATATTTCCTTAATCCTGGATCACCCATTACCATATCTGGTGATCTGTATACTGCCTGTATAGTTGTAGTTGTTGCACCTGTTGCAAAGGTATTACCTGATTCCATTTTATATATAAAACCATCATAGCCACCAAATACTTGAGTCTCAACATTATCTATAAAATCTGAATCTGTACAAGCTGGTTTAATACCAACCATATCTGCAAATTCAAATCCAATAGCCCCTGTATTAGGGTTATTTTTTAGTACACCTACAATTCCTTTTGATGATAATTGTCCTGTTGCATTTACTGGATAAAATAATCTATACTGTGATTTATCTCTAATAACTATAGAGGTTATTCTATCTAATGTAACTTCATCAATTCTAGATTGTATTTGTCTAGATATAGATCCAAGTTCAACATCACCAATTCTTGCCGTACCAGCAATAGTTCTTAAACCATCTGGTGCTAAAAATATAACATCACCACCAATCTCTTGAATGCTACCACCATCTCTACATCCAATATTTCTTGTAACTTCTTGTACTGCAAAATTACTAGAGGTTGTACCTGTTAATTTATAAATTCTATCTTGACAAAATATAATTAATTCATTTCTAAATACTTTTAATCCAACAACAGTTGAGTCAACTTTAAATGATCCTGCTCCGCTACCAGTTGTAAAATTATCTTCTTCAAATGGCACACTAAATATAACTTCTTGTGAATTAGTTGCACCAGCATAAAACATATGGTTTTGAAATGCTTTTACAAACTTAGGATTAGTTGGAGCTGTTCCACCACCTGTTGCATTTACAACATCAACTGCAAAACTTGAATTAATTATTTGTGCAGGAGAATGTCCTGTTGCAATTATAAGTTTATCTGTACCATCAAAATTAAATTTTTCAAAATCATAAGCTCTAGTAGATGTACCAAGCCCAGTTGTTAGACTTGTAAAACTACCTGATGTAGTTCCTCTATGTATATCTCCACCTCTCGCAACAATTATTTGATCATTAAATACTATTGAACAATCAATTACTAGGCTAGTAGTACTAGATCCTTGTGGTACGATTGTAGTATTATATTGTGATGTACCACTAACACGTCTATACCCACCTTTAATATCTGGTTCAAAATTTTGTAGTATTAATGCTTCTCCAGGTTGCATAGAGAAAACATCTTTGTTTAATGTTAATCCTCCAGCACAACTTACTACAAATGGTGATATTAAATCTGTAGTTGGCATTATCTATCTGACATTACATTGTATACTCTAACATCTGATCTCATATAATCAGCTTTAGTAGAGTAATCTGTTTTTAATAATCTTAATTTTCTTTGATAATCTCTATCTGCTAATTGTGCATGTTGTGGATCTGATCTAAGCATAT